AATGGCCCTCAGATGGTGTTTGGCAGAGCGTTTGATGCCTATGTATGGCAAGGCTAGTCCAACGCAAATAGCCATGATTCAGCAGTATGCAGCACAGGGCAAGAGTACGATTAAGCGTACTAACATGAGGCCTGTAATTCTTGCACGTTATGACAATGTATTAACTTCAACCAAGACTCGTGATGCTGGTTGGATTTTGCACGGAGGCTTCATTTAGAGATTCGTTGATTTTATGGGTGGATTTGTGTATTATTAAGTTTTTAACAAAGGACTTAATATGCAAGACAAAGAAACCATAAACGCAAAAGCAAGAGAAAGTTACAGAAGAAGAAAGGAAGGACTTGTATCACCAAATGCTGGTAGGCCAGCAAATACACCAGATGTTCTTTGGAGTAAGGTGGATATTAAAGGCCCAGATGATTGTTGGGAATGGAAAGGATGGAGAAACACTAATGGATATGGGAGAACGCAAATAAATGGAATGTCCTATTATGCGCATAGAATAATTTTTGATTTGGCAAACCCAAACACAATTACTTTAGCAGGGCCAAAAAACAGAAAAGCATTTGGTTTCTTAATGCATACTTGCGATAATCCTCCTTGTTGTAATCCAAATCATTTAAAAGTAGCCGATCAAAAGGCTAACATGAAAGACAGAAAAGAAAAGGGTAGAGCAAATCTTAGAACTGGGACAAACCATCAAAGAGCTGTATTTACTAAAGAGGAAGAAACAGAAATTTTAAGGTTGAGAAAAGAATTCGGTTACACAATCAAAGAACTATCAATCAGATTTGGAAAGAATTTATCAACCATGAAAACTATGATTAGAAGAAATAGAGAGGCTTTTAATGTCTAGCACTACTTTTACAGATGGAGTAACAGTCATTAGGTCTTCATGGCTTAATGATGTTAATGGCACGACTTACAATGGTACGTTTCCTAACAATGCTGTTACTTTTAACAACCTGACTTGGAATGGCATTACAGTAACTCCTCCTAGTGGTGGAACAACTACGTTTTTGAGAAATGATGGAACGTGGCAAACACCGGGGGGTTCTGGCATTGGCACAGTCACATCCATCACTTTTACATCTGGTCAATTAACTGGTGGAACAATCACTTCCACAGGCACAGTAGGCCTTGCAACCACTTCAGTAACTGCTGGCTCGTATACCTCTGCAAACATCACAGTAGATGCTTATGGACGTATTACAGCAGCAGCAAATGGCTCTGGTGGTGGTTCTACACCTACATTGCAACAAGTAGCTACTGCAGGTAATACATATACTGGTGGCATTGTTACATCAAACACATCTACTTTCCAAGGTGTGTTGATTGGTGCTTCTTCATCAGGCCCTACTGGTACTGCTTATGGCATTGAAACAACCACTTCAGTTATTGGAATTGGTAACTCAACATCACAAGTTTATTTGTATGGAAGTTCATTAGTACCACAAACTAGCACAACGTATGGTTTAGGCTCATCTGCTTACCAATGGGGTAGCTTGTATTTGTCAGGCACATTTAATTGGAATGGTTATGGTATTACTGCCCCATCAGGCTCTACATCAACATTCTTGAGAAACGATGGAACTTGGGCTTCTGTTTCATCAAGTACACCTAACTTACAGCAAGTTTGTAACGTTTACAACATTACAACCACAAACGCTAGTTTTGCAGGTACACAGATTGGTGCAACATCTTCAGGGCCTACAGGTACTGTGTATGGAATTGCTAACCCATCTTCTTCAATCATTGGGTTTGGTAACTCAACATCAAACATTTACTTGTACACGACTGGTGGGACTACAAACCTGATACCCGGATCAGCAGCAGGAGGCTCATCTGCTGTTGGCTTGGGTTCTAATTCTTACCCATTCCAAAGTATCACAGTTTGTAATTCTGGAACTGCTGCAGCTTTTAGTAGCTCACCTACAACTGTTTACATTGAATCAAGTACAAATGCTTTAGGTGCTTACTTAACTGCATCTTCTAGCCTGTCTTTGACTGCTTATGCTTCTTTGTTGGCTAACTACTCAGGAAACTACCATTTCAGTTTCTTCACAGGTTCACCAAGTTCTTATACAGTTGCTGGTACGATTTCTTCACCCACTAGCACATCTGTTAACTATGGAACAACTTCTGACAGAAGGCTAAAAACCAACATTCAGAACTATGCCAATAGTGGTGCAATCATTGATGCTTTGCAACCAAGGTCATTTAACTGGGTAGGTTCTGGTGTAGCTGATGTTGGCTTTATTGCTGATGAAGTTCAAGCAGTTGTTGCAGGAGCTGTTGTAGGCCAAGCCAATGCTGTGGATTCAAATGGCAAGCCTGTATACCAAATGGTTGACTTGTCAGCACCTGAAATGATGGCTAACATTGTTGCAGAGCTAAAGTCCATTCGTGCTCGTCTTCATGCTGCTAACCTTTAAGGAATAAAAATGCCTGAAATGGGTTTTGTTGGGCCATCCTATGCAGCTCCTTCGATCTACCAAGACGATCAGGAGTGCATTAACTTTAGGCCTGAAATTGACCCATTAAAGCAAGCAGGACAAAGGGGTGTGGTGGCCTTGTACCCAACACCCGGACTTTCTCTTTTTAGCACCTTGCCAGCCAACGCAGAAGTCAGGGGTATGCGTACCCTTTCTGGTGGCAAGTACATGGTTGTTGTCTGTGGCTCTTATGTATATTACCTTGACTCAACAGGTGCTTATACCCAGATTGGGCAACTATTAACCACAACTGGCAGGGTAGGCATAGCTGACAATGGCCTTCAGGTAATGATTACTGATGGGGCTAATAGGTATTCTTGGTACATTTCCACTACCTTGACTGGTAGTTTTAATGGTGTAATTTCTGGCAACCAAGTTAACGTTGTTTCCATTATTTCAGGCTCACTTTATGTAGGTCAAGCAATTACTGGTACAGGTGTTCCTGCTAACACAATCATTACTGGTTCTTCAAATACTGCTAATGGCACAGGTGTTTATGGCCTTAACAATTCTGTTAGCAATGGCACATTAACTGGAATTACCCTTAATGCTGCAGGAACTGGCTACACAGCTCCTCCATCAGTTCAGGTATCTAGCCCCATCATTGGTGAAGTAGCTACAGTTACTTGGAACTCGATTACAGTTGTTTCATCAACATTGGGTTCTGGGGGCACAGGATACACAGTAGGAGACGTTTTAACAGGTTTTGGTGGTGCATATACTACTGCTTGCCAAATCAAGGTTCTGACTGTTTCTAGTGGTGTTATTGCTACCTTTCAGGTTATTGTGAATGGTGTGTACCAGACTGCACCCACAAGCCCTGTAACTTTCCTTGGTGGTACAGGCAAAGGTGCAACAGTTACCTTGACGTTTGGCCTTAACAACGATTACACCATCACAAATGCAGGTTCTTTTTACACATCAACACCTATTTTGTATGTGTCAGGAACAGGCACAGGTGCATTGTTAGTAGCCCAATACAGCCCATTAGGTAATCAACAGGTATTTACCACTAACAACTTTACAGTAATGCCAGCCAATGATGGTGCTTTTACTGGTGCTGATGTGGTAGACGTGGTGGACAATTACTTTGTCTATAACAGGCCAAACACGCAACAATTTGCAGCATCTGTTTTGCTACAAACGCAGACTAGCCCTTTGTCGTTTTCAAGCAAAGATGGTGCTCCTGATAACTTGGTTTCCCTTATTGTTGACCATAGAGAAGTTTATTTGCTTGGTGAAGTAAGTTCTGAAGTATGGGTGGATGTGGGTAGTTTCCCATTTCCTCTGCAAAGGATACCGGGGACTAACACCCAACATGGCATCATAGCCAAGTTCTCAATTGCTAGGGTAGGCAACAGTTTTGCTTACCTTTCTCGCAACCAACGAGGCCAAGGCCAAATAGTAATGATGAATGGCTACGTTCCTACTAGGATAAGTACCCATGCAGTTGAAAACACCCTTGTTAACCAAAAGATTGATGATGCAGTTGCTTGGACTTACCAACTAGAAGGCCATGAGTGCTACGTTATTAGCTTTCCAAGCCTAGACATTACATGGGTTTATGACGTAACCACTACCATGTGGCATAAATGGCTTTGGGTGGATAACTACAATGTTTACCATAGACATCGTGGTAATTGCTCCGCGGTCTTTAATGGCTATGTTTACGTTGGTGATTGGCAAAATGGCAACATTTACAAGCTAGACCCCAACAATTACACAGACAATGGTCAAGAAGTCAGAAGGCTAAGACGAGCACCACACTTGGTAACTGACTTGCAGAGGCAGTATTTTGACGAATTGCAGATTCAGTTTCAGCCAGCAGTAGGCCTAAATCCAACTGCATCTACAACAACCACTTCAGCAGTAGCTGGTGTAGCCATAGCAGGTTTAGCAGTAGCAGGTAATACTGGTGTAACCACTTCCAATACTGCTGGTGTAAACCCTCAAGCCATGTTAAGGTGGTCATCTGATGGTGGCTCTACTTGGTCAAATGAACATTGGGTTTCCATTGGCAAGCAAGGCAAGTATAAGAATCGTGCCATTTGGAGACGTTTAGGGTGGTCTAGAGACAGAGTTTTTGAGGTAGTGGTGAGTGACCCAGTATTTGCCACAATCGTGTCTAGCAACCTTAAATCAACTGTAGGGGAAAATTGATGCCAAGCATTTATGGTTCTCCTCAGAACAACCCATACCCACAAAGTGAGTTTTTGGATGCTTCTAGCAAAAGGCCTACAAGACCTTGGCAGCAGTTTTTTATTAACTTGCTTAACTTTAGTGCAACAAGTACAACTCCAGCCCTTCCTAGTCAGCCAAAAGGCTATATGCAAGTGACTGTGAATGGCAAACAATATAAAGTTCCATACTATGACCTTCCTTGAAGAAATCAAAGTTCCTACTAGGGAGCAAATAGAGGCACTTGAATCAGAAATGAAGAAAATGCCACAAGCTGAAATGGTTACAGAAAACTATTTTAGTGATGGTATGTATTGCAGAAAATTGATTAGGCCAGCAGGTACATTGATTGTTGGTAAGGTACACAAAAAAGATCATTTTTTTATGTGTGTCAAAGGTGAAATCATTGCTTGGTCAGAAAAAGGCATGATTAAATTAAGTGCTGGAGATATAATTCAAAGCAAAAGTGGAACAAAAAGAGTTACTTTGGCATTGACAGATGCTATTGGGTTAACAGTTCATCGTACTGAAAAAACTGATTTAAATGAAATAGAAGCTGAATTGATTGAAGAAGACGATACAGCTCTATTTGACGCATCTAATAAGCTCAAAGATTGGGCTTTAGAAATGCAAAACAATTTAGTGAAGGGGATATTATGAGTTGGGTAGCTGCTGCAATCGTAGGTAGTTCGTTAATTAGTGCGAATGCTGCAAAGTCAGCAGCATCAACGCAAGCCAATGCTGCAACGCAAGGCCAACAACAACTACAACAAAACTTTCAAAACTTAGCACCTAATTACAACCCTTACATTCAAACAGGGCAAACAGGGCTAAACCAACTGAATGCTGAAACAGGATATTTAACTACTCCTACTCAGACATATCAGCCAATGGGTCAGGCCCAATTTAATGCTAACTTAGCCCCAAATTACCAGTTCCAATTAAGTCAAGGACAAGGAGCACTCAATGCTGCTAACAATGCTACTGGTGGTTTGGTTGGTGGAAATGCTCTCAAAGGACTAGAAGATTACACCCAAAATTATGCTTCTGGTGCTTACCAAAATGCTCTTAACAATTACATGGGTCAACAAAGCCAACAATTCAACCAAGGGCAAGCCCAACAAACAAACATCTACAATCGTTTAGCAGGTATTGCAGGAATTGGTCAAAATGCTGTTACAGGGCTTTCTAACCTTTCTACTGGCAATGCTACTAACATTACTAACTTGGGTGTTGGTGCAGCTAACGCAACAGCAGCAGGGCAAGTAGGTGCAGCTAATGCTGTTAGCGGTGGTGCAACTGGGCTTGCAAATTACAGTTATTTGCAAAACCTATTAAACCCTAATGGTGCTAATGCTAGTAATTCAGGTGGGTATAACTTAAATGCACCCAATGGAATTCAAAGTTACTTTCAAACAGGTGGTAATACATGACTTCAACAGTTAATGCCAACTTTTCTGACGTAGCATCTAAAGTTAACCCTGTTCAGGGGATGAGCATAGCTGATATGCTCACTATGGCTCGGAATGCTCAAGCATACCAACAAGCACAGCAATTAAACCCTTTGCAAGTTGAGAAAGCACAAACTGAATTAGCTACTTCTAAAATAGAATCTGAAAAAGCTAAACGCACATTAGAGCCAACAGTTTCTAAAGCTGAAACTGAATCGCTATTATCCAAGACATCATTAAATGATGCCCAATTGCTTAACTTGCAAAAACAACAGGCTAATGCAAGCAGAAATTTAATTAAATTGCTTGATTCACCTGACCCCATTACACCTGATGTAATTAAAAACCATGTTGTAGCAACCATGCAAAATGCTGGTGCAAGTGATGAAGCAATCATTCAAGCAGTACAAGGTTTGCCTACAAGTGGAACTGATAAGCAATTAAGGGCTTATTTAGCAAAACACACATTAAATTCTTTAACTGCTGAAGCAGAATTAGAGAAACGATTCCCCAATGCAACTATGGTTGGTGCTGGTGGCAATATTACACCTAGACAAATGGGTAATGAAGCATTTACTGGCATGAAAGCTGGAACTGCTGTAGGGCCATCTATTGCTATTACACCAACACCGGGGACTACAACTGTTAATGGTGTTGTTGGTCAATACGATGCAAATGGTAAATTTGTACCTTTTGATGTTCAACCATCAGGTGCTACTACTGCTGCACCTAGTGCTATGCCAAATGTTGCACCACAAGAGAAAACACAAAAACCTACAATTAGCAAAACTTCATTGATTCAATTAGATGAGCCTACATCAAGAGGCCAATTAAATGACCAAGAAAAAACTAGGTATACATCAGGTGAAGAAGATTACAAAGCATCAGGTGAAAGAGCACAAATTGCACAAGATGCCAAATTAGCTGCAAGACAAATTAAACGTTCTTTAGCTGCATCTTCTGGTAGCAAAGCTGGACAAGTTGTTAGGGACGCAGGTCAAATGTTCTTTGGCAATACTGAACTTGATACTTTGGTTAAGAATTTGGCAGAACAACAAGTTAGACAATCAGCACTTATGGGTTTGAAATCTGTTGCTGCTGAACAAGACTTAAAGACTGCAAATGGAACTGACAAAGTTACCAATGAAGCATTGGCTCACATTGTTGAAAGAGCAGAAGCAACTAACCTTGCTGCTGAAAAATACAATGCTGCATCAGCTAAATTGCAAGATAAGTTTGGTAAAACAAAAGCATTCCTTAATACTGACAACTTTAAAAAGGCATGGTCACAAAACTATGACCCTGTTGCTTTTATTATTCAAAATACAAACCAACAAAATATTCCACAAAAAGACAAAGACACTATCATTGATTACTACACATCAGGTATGAGTCAAAGTCAATTAGATCAATTGGCTACCAAGATGAAAAACCTCAAACGACTAGAACGTGGAGATTTCTGATGCCATTCGACAATGAAGACCTAGACCCAGATGTAGCTGCAATTCGTAAAAGAAATGCAGTTTCACAAATACCTGTTGGCAAAAGCCCAATGTCAGGTAAAAATCCTCAGTTACAACCTGAAGATGAATACGACTATGATAAAGATGTTGATGTATCAGCATTAAAGAAAAGAAAAGCTAAACCTGCAGAAGAAAAAGATGTAGGTGGGTTTCTGCCATCATGGTTAAAAGGTGGTGGTGAAGCTGCATTGCATACCATTGCGTCTGGCTTGTCTTACCCTGCTAGTGCTGTTGCTGGCATTTATGGTACGTTGGCAAGTGGCAAATTTGGAACTCAAGAAGGTATTCAAGCTGGTGAAGAACTAGCCCAAAAAGTTCAAAGGAATATGCAAAATGCTGGTACTCAGCCAACAACTGAAGAAGGCAAAGCAATACTAGAAAGTTTAGGCCAAGGCTTTGAGGCACTTCATGCTCCCCCTGTTTTCCCAGAAGCTGAAGGTTTAAGAATCAGTCGTGAGCCAGCTATGGTTGGTGGGCAGACTGCTAAACAACAATTGCAAGCACAATTTGGTAATTTAGTGCCAAAAGTAAGAATTGAAAAAGCCCCAAGTGGGTTGCAAAGTGCAGGAGCTGCTGCAGCAACTAACCCTGCTATTGTTAAAGGCAATATTGATTCTGCACTTGCTAAGTTTGATCCTAATAGCCCTGTTGTTGAACATATATCTAAACAAGCACCTGAAAATGTTGACGTTAATGCTTTAGAAACAAGGGCATTAGAAGAAAAACATGGTGTTGATTTATTGAAAAGCCAAAGAACTAACAATCTAACTGATTATGTTCAATCATGGAATCACAGAGAAGCTAATGGTCTTGCATCTGATTTTGCTCAACAACCAAAACAATTAGCACAAGCCTTTGAGGAATCTAAACAACGTCATGCCCCAAGAATTCCATCTGATGCAGATGCTTCAGAACTTGGTCAACATGAAATAAATGGCTTAATTGAAAAAGACAAGCAAAGACAACAAAATATTCAAAATAAATATTTGGATTTAAAGAATTCATACAACGAAATTAAAAAGAATTTAGGTTTAGCTGAATCTGATGATTTACCTTTAGATGGTAAATCTTTTGTTGAAAATGCAAAGAAGACATTAAATTCTGAATTGTTTACCAAAGATGCAAGAGAAAGCATTGATGAATTGTTAAACAAAATAGAAGACAAAAATGGTGTAATGACTTTTCAAGAATTTACAACACTTGACAAAAGATTAAGTGAATTAAGTAAATTTGGGAAAGGTAGCGAAAAAGAAGCTGCTAGATTGACTAGAAATCATTTGAACAATATGGAATTGACAGATGATGCTGCACCTTTATACCCATTGCTTAAAGAAGCAAAAAAGGCAGCCAAAGAAAGGTTTGATGTTATTGACACAAACCCTGCTTATGCCAAAGCTATTGGTGAAGGTAAAGATTTAGAAGCTGGCACATCACAAGGTGAAAGTCTTGATGCAGGTAAGTTTCATAGAAAATATGTTTCTACTGCAACACCAGAAGCCATTAGACGTTTGAAAGCTGAATTACCAGAAGGCCATATTGCACATGAAGCCATCACTTATGGTGAATTAGACAGAGCCAAAAAAGCAATAACTAATGCAAATGAATCAAGAGTAAAGTCAGATCAGTTTTCTAATTTTTTAAGAGACAATAAATCAATTTTAAAAGAAGCATTGTCCCCAGAGGCCATGCAAGACATAACTGAAATAGGGTTTTTGAACAGCAAAATTGGAAAGCCTGATGCTGGAACATTTAGCCATTCAAATACTTATAGTGCCATGCTAGGGGATTTAGCTAAAAATGGTTTGCTAACACTTGGTGAATCAGCATTAGCTGCAAAAACTGGTGGCTTGTCTACATATCCTGTTTCTATGGCTAAAAAGTTTAAAGAGAAATTTGATAAAAATTCATTTGCAACTGAACAGAGAAATCGACTTGGTGGGTTAACAAAGGAACAACAATGAGCGTCAATCTTTCCCCAATATTTAACGCAGTTGCACAAACAACTACAACAGGCTTACCTCTCAATGGTGGCCTTATTTACACATACCAAGCAGGTTCAACAACACCTTTGGCAACCTATTCTGATAGTGCTGGAACGATTGCAAACACTAACCCATTGACTTTAGGCACAGATGGAAGACCACAAGTTGAAATCTGGCTTCAAGCAGCATACAACTACAAGTTTGTGCTGACTGATTCATCAGGTAATCAAATTGGTACTTATGACAACATTTCAGGTTTGTCTAGTTACTATGGGCCAAGCACAGCAGTTACTTCTGTAACAGGCACTACACCCATTTCTGTGACCACAGGAACAACTCCTAACGTCAGTTTGTCAGGTGTTATTGGCAGGACAAGTGGTGGTACTGGTGTTGCAAGCCCTCCTGTGTTCTTTGCCCATCAATCTGTTGCCCAAACGTTTGCAACTGCTACATTAACTGTGGTGACGTATAACGTGGTTGACTTTGATACAAACAGTTATTTTGTTAGCTCAAATAACTCATTCACACCTTTGATTGCAGGGTACTACCAAGTTAACGTTTCATGTACTTTTGCATCCACAACGACAGGTTACCAATGTGGAGTTGGTGTGTCTGTGAGTGGTACTGTTAAAGACTATAACGTTGCAGCTAGTTCTGTTGTTGGAACTGGTGGAACAGATGGAACTACACCTGTTTGCTCGACCATTGTTTATTGCAATGGCACGACTGATTACATCCAAGGTGTAGCAGCTCAGTCTTCTGGTGGAAGTATTTCAAGTGTTACTGGTTTGAGTAATGCTACAACGTTCTCAGTAGCATTTTTAAGAGGTGCGTAATGCAAGATACTGAAACCAAGTTAGCAGTTCATGTAGCTGTTTGCGACCAAAGATATGAGCAAATTGCACAGTCTTTGAGGGAAGGCGAAAGAAGAATGACCAAGATTGAGTATTTGATCTATGGTGTGATGTTGCTTGTTTTGTTTGGGCCTAATGTAGCTGGCACTTTCTTTAAACATTTTTTTGGGGTGTAAGAAATTGATCCATTTACCCTTGTTGCCCTTGCCTCTGGTGCTTTCAAACTCTGCAAAGATGCTTGTGAAATGTACAAAGAAGGTAGGCAAATTGTTACTGACATTGCCCATGAAATTGATGGAGTTGTCAAAGACGTTAAGACAGTACAAAAGAAAGCAAAAGGCCTTTTTGGGTTCTTGAGTGCTGTATTTGGTAAAAAAGAGGAAGTGCAACTAGAAGTTGCACAACCTGCAAAAAAAGTAAAAAAGAAGAAAGAGCCTCCTCCAGAATTTGATGAGAACCTCATTTACCAACAAGTTAGTGATGCTCTCATCAAGTTTTTTCAAGCCTACAACGCTTTAAAGAATTATGTAAAAGAACAAGAAGAATTTGCTCTCCATGCAAACAATGATGAAGGCCAAGAAGCTGCAATCAAGATAACGATTGCTAACCTTCAGATGGAAAAGTTAAACACAGAGTTAAGTGATTACATGGTGTATCACGTTCCAAATGAATTGAAGGACTTGTACACTAGGGTTAATCAGCAAATTGGGCATATTGCGAACGTGCAAGCTCTAGCTAGACGAGAGGAGATGCTAAAGGAGCGTAGAGCAAAATGGAAACGTCAACAAAAGGCAGACCTAATCAAGGGAAGAATGGTGGCTTTAGCAATTACAGCTCTGATAATGATGTACGCTTGGATAATGATTCTCAGTCTGACTCACTCGCAATCCTACTGATAATTGTTCTTTTGATAGTTGTTTTGTTGTTTTTACCACTTTTGGCATGGATGTACACAGACATTAGACGTTTAGAGATTAGAGTTGATAAAGCTCTGCAAAGGATTGATGGAAAATGATTAAAAAATGCAGTTTTTTATACACATCATTGTTGGTATGTATACTTTTTCCATTTTTTTGTACAGGTTGCCATGACCAGTATCGCTATTTTTGCCAAGACCCTGACAACTTTAAGTCTGAACGTTGCCAAAAGCCTTTGTGTGAATTTAACCAAGATTGTCCTGAATATCTTGTAGCCCCTATTTTGGAGAAGAAAATTGAAGGAACTATTGCTGCTCCTGCTCAACAGCCCCAAGGAACGACTGTCTGCAGATGAAATAGAAATCAGGGTTAGGTCGTTTGTCATCATTGTGGTGACCCTGATATTGGCTTTCATTGTGATGGCCTTGCTCTATTCTGTGACGTTTGTAAGCCAGCCTATCAAGGCTATGGCTCCCATCGACCAAGCCTACACCAAGATGCTGAACGACATTGTTCTGCTTATCGTAGGTGGCATAGGAGGCATTTTGACCAAGGGATTGACCAATGAGGCTACTAACATGATGAATGCTGCCAAGGCTAACAAAGATGCCTATGTAGCACCTCCCCCTCCTCCTGTGGTCATGATGAGCACACCTAATTGGACACCTCCTCCAGCTCCTGTAAGCCCTCCAACGCTTGAGCCTGACCATGAGCGTGAAAGAATGGCACAAGCAAGGGCAGGACTATGATTGCTTGGCTATTTGGTGATTTGTTTTACTGGATAGCTTTGATTGCACTTGCTGGTGGTGCAATACTGTATGTTTTAAGCTACTTTGTAGGGTTTATCCCTATGCTTAAAGCTCATGCCATGATCTGCAAGGTCGTGGGTTTATTGTTGGTTTTATCAGGAGGTTTCTATGTCGCAGACAATCATGGCTATCAAAGAAGGGTTGCTGAAGATAAAGCAGAAATTGACAGACTTAATGCAGAAGCTAGGGCAAAAGAAGCAGAACTCAGCATCAAGCTCGCAAGAGCCTCCAGCCAATTAAAAAAGGCTAAAGATGACATTAAGACCAAGCAAGCTAGTATTGATTCTAGGATTGATTCAGGTGAGTTGCAGCTCCCCAATACCTGTGGTGTACAAGCCAGTTCAGATGCCCCCAATGGAAATACAACCAATGGAAGCGAATCTACAAGACAGGCTCTTAAAGATATTGTCCAAATCGCAACAGAAGGAGACACAGCCATCACAAGCCTCAACTCCTGCATTGGCCAGTACAACCAAGTAAGGGAAATGGTAAATGTTAAGCCCTGAGAAGCTCCATGCCCTTGGTATAGGGTCAGAATGGTCAGAGCCTTTGACCACAACATTTACTACTTTTAGCATCAATGATGTTAACAAGCAAGCTGCGTTTATTGGACAATGTTCACACGAGTGCAAACATTTCAAAACATTGGAAGAAGACCTTAACTATCGACCAGAAACCCTTCAAAGATTGTTTGGTCACAAGTTTAAACCAGAAGAATTTGCCCTTTACGCCCACAACCCTCAGAAAATCGCCAACAGAATTTACTCTAACAAAATGGGAAACAGAGATGAAGCAAGTGGAGATGGTTATCGTTTTAGAGGGAGAGGTTGTATCCAATTGACTGGACACGATAATTACTGGCATTTTGGGCAGTCTATTAAACAAGACATGGTTGCTCACCCAGAGTTAGTAGCCACACCCATGTACGCTGCACTTTCAGCAGGATGGTTTTGGCAGACACATGGTTGCAATGACCTTGCAGAAGCCCAAAACTGGGTAGGATTGACCAAGCGTATCAATGGTGGAACAATTGGTCTAGATGAGAGAATTTCTTTAACCAAACGTGCGTTAGACGTACTAGGAGCATAAATTGGCAACAAACTTTAAATTCACTAAAGGCCACTCAAAACAAGAGATGGACAAGCATTTTGTCGTTAAAAAAGAATGGCAAAAGGAGCGTGAGCACGTTATGGCTATTGAAAAAGAGCTAAAAAAGCATGAGAAAACAGACATGAGCCATGCTCACCCAAGCCATAGCCACAATGCTGGTATGAGTCAGCCTTCAGCAGGAATCCCATCCCTTCGTAAAGGCTAAGTAAATATCAGTCAATGGCACGTTAGAAGGCCATTGATCTGTATGGCAAAGGTGGTGCAAGGTCTTAATATGTGCTTGCTCCCACTCTTTTCTGCGTTCTTCTTTGCTTAACAACATACCTTGGTCTATTCTGTAATGGCACATTTGGCATAGTGCAGCGATATAGTTATCACTAGCTTTAATGCCCCTACCTTTGCCTCCATGCCAGTTACTGTGTGCTGCTTGGGCTAGATGGAAACCACACAGCTGACAGTTTAGGGTAGATACTAAGCGGAGTAGGTTCTTGTTCCGCACATATTGATTCTTCGGAAATGCCCTCAAGGGTGGTGAATCTGTGTCGGTTTTGGCATTCATATCTTCTTCTTCTTGTATTGTTGTCATTAACTCTTGACTCAATTGTTCTTGTTTTGGCATCGCAAACTGGGCATTTCATTCATGACTCCTGATGGCTAGACGTTCTGAGGCTTCTCTTGTGCGCCAAATCTGAATGGATAGGTCAGCAGATTGGAGTTGTAGTTTAAGCGTTTCTTCGACTTCTACGGCCTTTGCTAACGCATAAATCAGCTTTCCATAGGCCTCACTACTCAATGCCTCACGTTCTTGCGCTACAGCCTGTTTAAAGCCGTTTTGGAGGGCTTCTGTCATCAAGAATGCTTTGGTGGCCTTTAATTCCAACTCAACCTTAACCCTAGCAGCTTTGGCTTGGGCATAAAGAGAGGCATTATTGTAGATAAATTCAGCGTTTTGTTCAGGAGTCATGGTTCACCATTAAGTAAGCTAACCAAATACAAATCATTACCAAGCCAGCACTCATGCAAGCACAAATCAAAGAAATAAGGGTAATCACAAAGGTTAACAGGGTCATTCTTGTCCCCTTGCTCGGATTAGTTCTGCTATTGCTTTAGGACTGCCTTGCCACGGTTCTTCTGCAATCTTTGCACATTCCTCACGTTCTTTTTCTGCTACCAGTTTGGCAAACTGTTCTAGTTTATCTAGCCACATTAACTCACCTCCAACATAGTCGTAAGGTAAATTTGCTTGATTAGCCATCTGTATGATTTCTTCTTTAGTCATTCTGCCTCCCTAATCATTATTTCTACATAAGGTTCACCATAAACCTTGGTTGCGTGTAAATCTACAATTTGCGTGTCATCATCGTAAACAATTCCATTCATGGCATCTAAATAGGCTTTGATGATGTTGTCAATGTCTGGCTTCTTAGAAGGCCTTTCAGAGCCAATTAAACAGGCCTCCCTGCGTTTTTTTGAGTACGACTTAGGCACAGGCATGGAAATGTAAATAAACGCTTCTAAATCGGTTTTAAAAGGTTCTGATGCACCCATCGCACGTTTAGCCTTGTCAACAATGAAATCTTCATATTCAAGCGTTGACTTAGGTGTGTAGGTAGAAACAAAATTTCCTCGTCTGGCAAACCTTGGCCTGCCTTTACCTTTGGGTAGCCCTTCAACTTTAAACATGACGATCAGCATTGAGTTCCTTAATTCTTTGGGCAATGAGTTTGCCTATTCCATGAAAAGCAGGTTCTTGTTCCAATAGCTTAACTTGTTGACGAACATAGTCAAGCCATGCAGGTTTGATGGCTAATTTGGCATAGTGCTCAACAATGAGTTCAATTTTCATTTTGGTCTACTAGCTTCATGCCATAATTGTTAATCCCTTGTGGAATAGGTATGTCTTTTTTTATCAAAGCGTTACGTTTAAATTTTCTGTAGTCAACATGGTGATGCCATCTGTTGAACTTCCAAGTTACTTTTGCACAGTCAGGATGCAAGTCAGCAAGCATTTTGGACTTAGGCAAAGTACCTTCTTTGGCATAAAACTCCTCTGTATTGCCTCCCTTTAGGGTTTGTGTCTGGGCTTTTTCTTGGATAAAAGCATTGAACTGGATGGTGCAATGACCATCTTTTAAGACCCTGAGAGACAAATCTGTGTCCTCGTTATACCTACCTCTCCATCTGTATGGAATATTGTTCTGAATGAGCAAACAAGAGTAAATGCGAGTATTTCTGATAAAGGGTGGATGAACTTCTTTGGATTGGACAAAAAAGTCATAATTAAAGCCAGAAATGTAAACATTCTCGTATCTGTCTACAAAATCTTCTGCAGCTTTAAAAATTGTGCCAGAGCTGACTTTGACCATGAGGTTTCTGTTAAGCCTTTGAAAAGAGGCAATGTTGTCATCCATGACCCAATGGCGAGCAGCTCCTAGACTGATGCTGTGTTCCCAAGCAAAGTTGCGTGCAGGACCGGGTCCTCTCGACTTATTGCTTGCTAGCTCATCACAAGTCTCATAAACATCTTGATAGCTTGTAGGCAAAATCAATATCTTGTGTGCAGCAATTACGCTTGCATAGTCCTGATATTCCTGATTTTCCACAATGATGTAGTAAGGCACTTGCATGGCTTCTAAAGCCTTTGCTGTTAACCTTGTATCAGCTCTACCTTTGGAAACAATGTAGATAGGGTATTTAGGATTCATCTACATACCTCAGATGTGCCCTTAACCTTGGTTCAGCATAAGGAAACCAGATAGTCTTTTGTTTTTCAGTAATCCTTTGACCCATCAGTTCTTCAAACTTAGCAACATCTTTTGCATTTCTGAATCTGACATTGATAACTCTAAAAGGACTTAAATCATCTTGAACAAACTCAGGCATACCAACCCACTCTTTAGTTGCTGAGTCCATCTCGTCAAAAAGAACACCTTGCTCTGCATTCTCTAACATTTCATTCCTTTCAGCCATAGTTACCCCAAGGGTGAGTAGCACTCACACCAAGCCCATGCTTTAGCACTAGCTTCCCCATAGGGGTGCGATTTAATCGAATAGTGTCTTGTCTCACCTTGTCCACTATTCTTCTGTGATACCTCGCACACAGTTCACTAGGGTTATCTTTGGGGTGATTGCAAAGCCCTATGTTTTCTTCCAAGCCATCCATTTAAATGCTCTGCTATCGTGTGGAGTACGATCTGCAAAAGCAAAAACCCCATAATTCACTCTGTGGTCTTGGCTCTTGGCGAGAGCAACAGCAAGGCGATTGAAGTTGTCAAAAGACTCGCTTGCTATCGAACAAGACCACACAGAAAACTATGGGGTTCTACAACAACTTCATTCACCTAGATGCCACTCTAGATAAAACAATTATACACAGATTATCTAAAAAGAAACCATTCAGGATGTAAAGATTGCATTTGCCATATTCTTGCTTGTGGTGGAATTTCACCCCATTGAGAAATAGCAGCTTTAGAAATACCCAATATCTTGGCTAGTTCTGTAACTGATCCTGCAAACTGTATAGCTTCTTTTTTGGTAATCATGCTTAACATTATACAAACAATACAAAATTACAACAGTTAAGTTAACTAAATACAACACTAGGGAAACTACCTAAACATAGACAGTTAAACTAGGTTAACATTCAGTCATGCCGAAGCATAAAGCAAGCGGATATTTTTTAAAGGACTGTTAAATGAAAAAACAATACATCATAGATACACAAGACACATTGCAACATTATGAGTTTGCAACTGTTCAACAAGCATTAGATTTTGCTCGTGAATTACTAAGGGTAAACAGACCTTTTATTATGTTCACAACCAAATGACAAAACAACAAGCCAACCTTATTCTTGACCAAGTTAAGGTTGGCATTCCACACCCAACATATTTAATTAACTTAGCTTTAACAGTAACAGGAGATTTAAAGCCATGAAATTCCACAGAACAATTAACGAAGCCTTTCCACACACTATGGAATATGGATGTTCCATTGAAAAACCAAGGTTAACTCGTTCAGAAAGGGTGTTAACAGTTGTTTACGCTTTAGCTGCTTTGGTTGTAATGTTTGACCTTTTCTTTTGGAGGCCATGATGACTAGATTTGAACACATACAGAAATCATGTAATGACGCATTGGAAAAGTACAGAATTGCTGATGAACTTAACTTTCAAGTTGGGTATTACAAAGCACAGGTAGCATCACTTTGCATTGACATTGAATACTTGCATGACGAAATGGAATTTTTAGAAAAAGAAATTAAAGAATTAAGAAGGGAATTAGCATGAAAGAAATAGCATCAGCATTGGTTAAAGCACAAAAGGCCTTTGGCCCTGCATTAAAGCAGTCTTTAAACCCTCATTTCAAGTCTAAGTACGTTGACCTAGCCAGTTGCGTTGAAGCAGTTATAGACGCTTTAAACGATAACGGCATATTTCTTAGTCAACACACTTACGAACACAATGAAGGAATCGTAATTGAGACTGTGTTTACGCATGAATCAGGTGAACAAATGAATTGCGGACGTTTGTTTTTTCCAGCTAACAAGCACGATCCTCAGGGCTTTATGTCATGTTTGACTTACATTCGCCGGGCTTCTTTGATGGCAGCGACTGGTCAAGCTCCAGAAGACGATGATGGCAATAAAGCAAGTGCCCCAAAGCCTTTTAAGTCACAGGTAGACCCCAAGCAAATTGACCATTTGATTGAAAAAATGAGAGCTACTGAAACCAAAGAAGCCTTGGTTGCGAGTTACAAGATAGCCCATGCTGCCTGTTTCCATGAGAAAGACTGGGAAGCCAAGGTTGTAGCAGTTAAGGACGAACTTAAAAAGGCCTACGAATGACTGACTTAAAAGAAGAATATTATTTTGAGTACATGGAGGAGCTGTCTTACAAGCGTTATACGCAAGTGTTAAGCAGATACCCAAATTGTCGTGACCCAGAACATCCTGAATGTGAATTATGCAGAGAGGAAGAAAATGAAGAAAATTAAAGACAAAACAAAAGAGCAGCTCCATGATGAAATTATGGGATTGTTTCTAGGCCAAGAAATGTGGACAACTTTGGAAGCCTTAATAGAAACCACAGTTGGTGTTGCTGAACACATGGAACTTGATAGATTTGACCTTATGCGTTTAATCATGTCTGAGCTAGAACTTTACGAAGAAATGGAGAGTGTTCAATGATTGAGCAACGCACAGAAGCATGGCATTTGCAGCGTCTTGGTAAGGTAACTGCTAGTCGAGTTGCTGATGTCATAGCCAAAACTAAATCAGGCCCAAGTGCTAGTAGAGAGAACTATGCAACCCAATTGGTTCTAGAAAGGCTCACAAACAGCGTAGGAGAGGCTTTTTCAAGCCCTGCTATGCAATGGGGTACAGACCAAGAGCCAAACGCTAGAAACGCTTATGAGCTGAAAATGAGCACATTTGTTAAGGAAGTTGGTTTCATTGACCATCCAACGATTGACATGAGTGGTGCTAGTCCTGATGGATTTGTAGGTGAAGATGGCTTGGTAGAAATTAAGTGTCCTAATTCATCAACACACATTGACACATTGGTAAGCCAAAAAGTACCAGCTAAATACTTGCCCCAAATGCAATGGCAAATGGCTTGTACTGGTCGCAAATGGTGTGATTTTGTGAGTTTTGACCCAAGAATGCCTGAAAACTTGCAGTTATTTGTTAAGCGTATTGAGTTTGAGGCCCAGTACGTCAAGATGTTGGAACTAGAAATCACAGAGTTTTTAGAAGAAGTTAATCAAAAAGTAATCACATTAAGGAATTTAAAATGAAAAAAGATATCAAAGTAAAAATGCGTACCTATGTTGACAAAAATGGTGAAACAAAAAATTACTGGATGAAAATTGGCACATTGGTGCAAACAGACAAAGGTGAATCAATAAATATTGAATGTTTCCCAGTAATTGAAGGCGGTTGGAATGGTTGGGCATCTGTTTTTGAAGCCAAAGAAGATTTCGCACCTAAACCCCAATATCAGGCTAGGCCAAATTTAAGGCAAGAGCCAAGACTTAGCTTAACAGACGAAGACATTCCCTTTTGAGGTGCAACATGGATTTATTTAAAGCAATGAACTTACCTGAGTTTGGAACTTTGCCAAAGTTTTTGGCTAGAAAAGAAGCTCCAGAAACGTCAAAAGAGGCAGCAGAGAAGGTAGATACCCAAACCCTTGAAAGAATCGTTTATGAGGTCATTAGAAGCCATCCAGAGGGATGTATATCAGACCAAGTGCTTGCCCAACTCCATAATTTGCCTTATGGGTCAGTTACAGCTCGTTATGCTGCCTTAAAGCGTAAAAAGTTAATCTATACAACTGACGAAAAAAGGGAAGGCAAAGCTGGTAAGCCTCAGTATGTGATGAGGGCTGCTTAAAAAAGTAGTTGACAAACTTAAATTGTGATATAGTGGAATGGCTACAAAAAGTAGTGTTTTTTGCAAAGAAACAAAGGATTTATCATGGGTTATCCAAAAATGGAGAAAGAGCCAAAGGGAGTTACATCTTCTGATCGCACAGGCATGAAGAAGGTAAGCGTTCCTATGGAAGACAAAGAAGTATTTAAAACAGGTGCAACTGGTGAGAGAGTGCCAAAGGGTGCTTTGTCTTCAGACACATCTGGTGAAAGAAAAAGACCCATCATGGGTGGTGTTGGCATGGGTAAGGCTGATGGTATTGGCGAGCGTGACGCTGGTCACATGGGCCATCACGATGGACGTTTGGGAGAAATGAACACAGGTTCAAGAGAGCACGTTGTTTACGAGCACAAGCGTTACGACCACGACCAAGATGGTATGTAAAGCGAAACCCATCTAAGTGAGCATACCTAGATGGGCTTCTAACCAAGAAAGTCAAAGGGTACTTTAATGGCTGGAAATGATTGTAAGTCATGCAGACATTTTCATGGCAAGGATTTGGGAGTTTGCAGGAGGTATCCTGTTTACCAAATGAGGCATGAGAATGAGCTGTGTGGAGAATTTGCAGAGAAAGCAGTTGCCAAGCCTTTACCTGATTCTGATGAGTCAGGTGTTTTTTCGCACATGGAAAGGCAGCTCTTAGAATTACCAGTTCTTGAAGACCCCCCAAAACGCAGAGGGAGGCCAAAGAAATGAAACCATTAAGAGACAAGATATTTGTCAGACCTGAATCAAGATTTCAAAGCACGTTATACATTCAAACTGCAGAAGTAGACACTTGTGGATACATTGTTGCAGTAGGTGATGAGGCCAAAGAAGAAGGCCTTAATATTGGTGACAAGGTTTACTTTGGGACATTAGCCAAAGACTACAAAGACGAGTATTTAAAATACCAAGAATTCAAGGACAATGACCAAAGATTATTGGTTATGTCATGGCAAGACGTTTGTTTTGTGGAGGAAATAGAATGAAAGCTGGACTTTACGCAAATATTCATGCCAAGCAAGAACGCATCAAAAAGGAAAAGGCAGAGGGAAAGCCTGTAGAAAAGATGCGTAAGGTAGGCTCAAAGGGTGCTCCAACTGCAGAAGCATTCAAACAATCAGCTAAGACCGCCAAAAAATGAAAAAGCACGATAAACCCATAGAACACAAGACAACTGGTAAGGGCAAGACTTACAACCCTACAGAAAAGGGTGCAGGAATGACTGCAAAGGGTCGTGCTGAATACAATGCAAAGAATGGTAGCCACTTAAAAACACCAGCTCCTAACCCAAAGACTAAGAAGGATGAGGGTAGGAAGGCAAGTTTCTGTGCCCGAATGGAAGGGGTTGTCAAAAACGCTAAAGGCCCTGCAGAAAGGGCTAAAGCATCACTCAAAAACTGGAACTGTTAATCATGCCACTTATTAAATCAACTAAACCTGAAGCATTTAAAAAGAACATTAAAACAGAAGTTGCAGCAGGTAAGCCTGTCAAGCAAGCTGTTGCGATTGCGTACTTAGAAAAGCGTGAAGCTGCAAAGAAACCTAAACCAATGAAAAAAGGAAAGTAAATGTTTAACTTTAGCCACTCAACACAAGAAGTTAATTTGGTTATTCAGTCTTTAGAGCACAAGATTAGAGACTTAACAGAACTACTTAACAAAATGGTAGCCCAAGCACAAGCCCAAGCACCAAAGCCAGCAGTAACTGAACAATCAGAAACACCACAATGACTGAAACTTTAAAGCCCTTTGGTAGACCAACTCTCTATGACCCTGCATATTGCGATCAAGTCAGGGAATTGGGCGCATTGGGCAAAAGTATTGAGCAAATTAGTTCTAAATTAGGTGTTTCAATTAGAACAATTTATGTATGGAAGGATGCTTATCCTGACTTTTTGCAAGCCATGGAGGATGCTAAGATAGCTGAACAGAATTGGTGGGAAGAACAAGGCCAGTTGTATATGCTTGAGCACAAGGATGGAGCAAAGCTGAATGCTAGTATTTGGTCAAGAAGCATGGCAGCAAGGTTTCCCAAGAAGTACAGGGACAATAGCAAGGTAGAGTTAACAGGAGAGGGTGGAACACCACTCATCCCAAGTATTCAGGTGACGTTTGTCAAGCCTAACGAAGTTGGTGAAAAGGATTAGCCCCTTGGATGGGTTTCATAGAAGTGTTGTCCTGTCCAACCCTGCTTTATGGGAGCACCAACTGTGAATTTGCAAGAAGCCATTAACAAGGTAGAGTTTCCTGAGAAGCTAGAATGCCTGTTTAAGCCATCAAGGTATAAAGTCTTGTGGGGTGGTCGAGGGGGTGCAAAGTCTTGGGGGATTGCAAGAGCCTTGTTGATTCAAGGTGCAATTAAGCCTTTACGCATTCTTTGTGCTCGTGAATTCCAAACTTCAATTAAAGATTCAGTTCACAAGCTCCTGAGTGACCAGATTGCGTCTATGGAGCTAACTGAGTTCTATGAGATTACTGACAGAACAATCAGGGGCAAAAATGGTTCAGAATTTAACTTTGTTGGCCTAAAGAACAACGTAGCTAACGTCAAGTCTTATGAGGGTGTGGACATTTGTTGGGTTGAGGAAGGCCAAAGCGTGTCTGCTAGGTCATGGGATGTATTGATTCCTACGGTCAGGAAAGAACAATCAGAGATTTGGGTAAGTTTTAACCCAGAGCTGGAATCTGACAATACTTACCAACGTTTCATCATCCATAGCCCAAGTGATGCTCAAGTCGTTAAGATTAACTGGTCAGACAATCCTTGGTTTCCTGAAACGTTAAGGTTAGAGAAAGATGCCCTCAAAGCTCGTGACCCAGAGGCTTATGCAACAGTCTGGGAAGGTGTTTGTAGGCAGACTGTAGATGGTGCTATCTTTGCCAAAGAGCTGCAGATGGCTGAGTTGCAAGGCAGGATTGCCAAGGTTAACTATGACCCTGTAAAGCCAGTTCATGCAGTCTTTGACCTTGGTTGGTCAGATGCAACTGCTATTTGGTTTGTCCAGTTCATAGGCATGGAAACAAGGCTAATCAGATACCATGAGACAAGCCAAGAAACGATTTCAGCGATCATGGCTAAGTTGCAGACCTTTGGCTACATGATAGATACATTGTGGTTGCCACACGATGCCCAAAACAGGACGTTAGCATCAAATGGCAAGAGCATTGAAGAAATAGTGCGTTCTTTAGGATTTAAGACTAGAATATTGGAAAGAGTGCCAATTGTTGATTCTATTAACGCTGCAAGAACAATCTTTCCTAATTGCTATTTTGATCGCACTAACTGTGAAGAAGGGCTACAAGCCTTGAGGCATTACAGGTATGAGGTCGATCCTGATACCAAAGCATTTAGCAAGACTCCATTGCACGACCAATACAGTCATGGTGCTGATGCCTTTAGGTACATTGGCTTAATGGTCAATGAGCCTAAAAAGGTAGTTAAGAAGGCAGTATATCAACCCTCAGTCAATTGGATGGGCTAAAAATGGACGATCTTGAATCAAATGGTCTAATCGAAGAAGCACAGGAGTTCTTGCATCTGTGTACTACAGCAGACATGATGAATCGTCAGGAAGCCCTAGAAGACCTTAGATTTAGTGCTGGTGACCAATGGCCTGTTGAAATTCAAAACAGTCGTACGCTTGAATCTAGGCCTTGCCTGACCATCAATAAGATAGATGCCTATGTTCGCCAAGTCGTAAACAACATCAGGCAACAAAGACCTAGAATCAAAGTCCATGCTGTAAACAATAACCAAGACATTAAGATGGCTGACATTGTGCAAGGAATGATTAGGCACATTGAGGTTAACTCAGATGCTGACCAAGCCTATGACACAGCAGTAGACTTTCAGGTCAGGATGGGATGGGGATTTATTAGGGTCACACACGATTATGTAAGCCCTGATAGCTTTGACCAAGAAATCTTCATCAAGCCTATTATTAACCCATTTACAGTTTATTTTGACCCTAATTCAGTAGCCCCTGATGGTTCTGATGCTGAAAGGGTGCTGATTTCTGAGGTGTTAAGCAAGGAAACATTTAGAAAGATGTACCCTGATGCTGACGATGGTGCTCAGTTTAACCTTAGAGGAACTGGTGATACCAACGCAGAATGGGTTACCAAGGAAGATATTCGCATTGCTGAATACTTCTACACAGTACAGAAGAAAACCAAGTTATTGATGCTTGCTGATGGCACTAAAGTCTATAAAGAAGACTTTAAAGGCAATGCAGAAGACATCATTGACCAACGTGACACCATCAAAAAAGAAATTAGATGGGCTAAAGTCACAGGTATGCAAGTGCTTGAAGAAGGTGTTTGGGCAGGTAAGCACATTCCCATTGTGCCTGTTTATGGTCAACAACTGATTGTTGAGAACAAGCGTAAGAAGTTTGGCATGGTCAGGCAAGCCAAAGACCCACAAAGGATGTACAACTTCTGGCAGACTAGCTTAACTGAGTCTATTGCCCTAGCACCAAAACCTAAGTGGTTGATTGCTGAAGGCCAAGACGAGGGCCATGAGACTGAATGGGCACAAGCTAACATCAAGAGTGCTGCAGTTCTGCGTTACAAGCAAAAAGACATTGAGGGTATGCCAGCTCCTGTGCCTACTCGCATTCAACCAGAAGCTCCTCCTGCTGGAATTATGACTGCTTCTGCCCAAGTATCCCAAGATATGCAAGCAGTTATTGGCATTGTTGACCCTAACCAGCTACCACAAGGCAATATTTCTGGTAAAGCCTTGAATGGTCAGCAACAACAGGTTGACATTAGCAATTTCCACTTTTACGACAATTTGACTCGTTCACAACGTCAGATTGGTAAGATTTGCTTGGATTTGATTCCCAAAATATATGATGCTCAACGCACAATGAGGATTATTGGGGAAGATGGCAAGCCTGATTTGGTTGAAATTAACACCTATGGGGTAGATGAAGAAGGTGTTTATAGGGTTTTAAATGACACAACCATTGGTGAGTACGACATTGTGATGGACACAGGTCCGGGGTACAACAGCAAGCGTCAAGAAGCCATTGAAAGCATGATGCCCTTGCTTGCAGCAGACCCAAGCCTGATGCAGATTGCTGGTGACTTGTTCTTCAGAAACATGGATTTTCATGGTGCTCAGACCATTGCAGACAGATTGGCAGCAGCTAATCCCATGTCCAAGATTGATGAGAAATCTAAGATTCCTCCACAAGTTCAGATGCAGTTAGCCATGTCTCAGCAGCAGTTACAGGCAATGCAACAACAAGTTCAGCAGTTGCAAATGACCATTAAGCAGCGTTCAGACATTGAAAGTGTTAAGCAACAAGCAGAAACTCAGCGTGAATTGATGAGACAGACTGCCAAAGCACACAATACTGAATCCATGCTTGAGGCCAAAGTGCATGACGTTAACATGAGGGCTGTAAGTAGCCAGAACAAGACAGAAATTGAGTCAATTATGGAGTTGTTGTTGCATCACATGGATACTGCAAGATTGGAAAAGGAAATTGCAGCTAGAAATGCTGAACAGTACCAGTATGCTAACCAAAGTGTGCAGTCTATACAGTAATTGACACAGTAATGATTTCGGTCTATATTGACCAAAAACCTTACCAGTTAGGTTAACTGGGCAAATCCTTGGATAAAACCATGTCAGACAAAGAAGCAGGACAAGTCCTGACGAGTGAAAACTCAGCAGATTTTTACGCTAATAAATTAGGTTTAGCTACTGAAACTGAGCCTGTGCAAACAGAGGTGGTTGAGGTTAAGAGTGAGCCAGAGGCGCAAGATGATGCAAAGCCAGCAGAAGACCCAAAGCCAAATCGACTAGAGAAGCGTTTTACAGAGATTACTAGACAACGTGAAATGGCTCGTCAGGAAGCTGAACGAGAGCGTACGAGGGCTAGTGAGCTAGAGGCAAGGCTAAAGGAGCTAGAAGCAAAGGTCAACCCTAAACCAGTTGAGCAAACTTCAGAGCCTAAGCCAGATCAGTTTGCAGATGCGTTTGAGTACGCAAAAGCATTAGCTGAATACTCGACTGAAAAAGCGTTACGAGAGAGAGACAGACAGGAAGAATTGCGTAGAACTGAAGCAGAACGTGCTAAGACATTCGAGGCATGGAATCAAAGGCAAGCGCAAATTAAGGCAGAGTTACCTGACTACGATGACATGATTGCATCTTCAGATGTGGTTGTGTCAGACCAAGTCAGGGATGCGATTTTCGATAGTGAAGTAGGACCAAAAATCCTATATCACTTAGCAGAAAATCCAGACGTTGCTGAAAAACTTTCTAAGATGACTGCTCTTGGTGCTCTAAGAGAAATTGGTAAGTTGGAAGCTCGATTTGAGCAACCAGCACCAAAGACTGAGGTGAAATCTGTTGTTAGATCAAACGCACCCAAGCCTATCAGTCCACTTAGATCATCTAGTGCTGCTGTGGATACTCCAATAGACTCTAATGGTGAGTTTACTGGTACTCCAGCACAATGGCGAGAGATGAGAAAAGCAGGAAAGATTAGGTAAAAACTTTTTAACTTTTTAAAGGAAATCAAATGAGTAATAATCTCTTAACGATATCCAAAATCACTAACGAAGCGCTAATGGTTTTGGAAAATGAGTTGACCTTCACTTCTGAAGTTGACAGAAACTATGATGACCAGTTCGCTGTTGTCGGTGCAAAGATTGGTAACACAGTCAATGTCCGCAGACCCGGACGCTTTATTGGTACGACCGGTCCGGCCCTTAATGTCGAAGACTTTAATGAAACTTCAGTTCCTGTAACCTTAAGTACTCAATTTCACGTTGATACGCAGTTTACCACGGCTGATTTAGCACTTTCGTTGGACATGTTCTCTGATCGTGTGTTGAAGCCTGCGGTTGCCGCCATTGCTAACAAGATTGATCGTGATGGCTTAGTTATGGCTAAGAACAACACAGCAAATATTGTTGGTACTGCTGGAACACCTCCAACTGGTCTGATTACATTCTTGACTGCTGGTGCTTACCTTGACTCTGAAGGTGCTCCTCGTGATGGTCGTAGGTCAGTAACCATTGAGCCATTTACTTCTGCAACTATTGTTGATAGCTTGAAAGGCCTCTTTGTGCCCCAAGAAGCTATTGGCGAACAGTATCGCAAAGGCCTCATGGGTCGCGACAGCGCTGGGGTTAATTGGAAAATGGACCAAAACGTTGTCTCCCAACAGTTTGGTGCTTGGACAGGTGGAACTGCTGGTTCTATTACTGTTAATGGCTCAAACCAAGGTCTTGCATCAGGATGGGCACAAACATCTACGATCAACATCACAGCTACTGCTGCTGGTGCATTGAATCAAGGTGATGTGATTACTTTTGCAGGTGTGTACGCTGTTAACCCACAAAATCGTCAAGCCTATGGCAATAACAAGTTGAGAAACTTTGTTGTTACATCTGCTGTCACTTTGTCTAATGGCAATACATCAGTAACAGTTAGCCCTGCATTGATTTATGGTGGTCAGTTCCAAAACGTTACAGCATCTCCCACAAGTGGTGTTGCAGTTACTCCTTTCTCAATTGGAGTTTCTGGTTCTGGTACATACTCACCACAGAACATTATGATGCACAGAAATGCGTTCACCTTGGCGGTGGCGGACCTCGAATTGCCTGAAGGTGTCCATTTTGCTGGTCGTGCAAGCGACAAAGAAATTGGCCTCTCAATGCGTGTGGTCAGGCAATACACGATTAACAACGATAGCATTCCAACTCGTTTGGATGTGCTCTACGGATGGGCGCCACTCTACCCTGAGTTGGCTTGCCGTATTGCAGCTTAATTAACAATTTAAGGAGTATTTAATTATGAGTAATCCCGGACCAGCAACCACAGTCAGCAATCACCCACAGAACTTGGCTACAAACCAAGCCTTGCGTTTGATTGCTTCAGCTCAATCAGTTAACTTGGCCTACGCTGGTGACACAGCAATGGCTCTTGTCGATGTGAGCAAATTCGTACCTGTTAGCGTAATCATTACCAATGGCCTTAACTCTAGTGGTTCTACAACCACTATTGCTACTGCTACTGTTGGTGTTTACACAAACACAGGAGCAACTGGAACAACAGTATTGACTACTGCTGCTTTGACAAGCAACACAGGTGGCCCTTATGTGACCATTTCTGCTGCAACAAATCCGAACACAGCTATATCTAGCTTCAGCAATTTATATGTAAATGTTGGAACTACGATTGCAGCTACTTGTGACGTATTTGTTTATGGCTACGACCTCACATTTTTACCTTAATTTGTGAGTAAATAAGAAGAAGGCCATCCTCAAAAGGGATGGCTTTTTTCGCTTTTCAGATACAATAATCCAAAAGGAGTTTTTATGTCATTACAAACTACGATCCTAAGAGGAAATATCCTCAATTCCTTCCTTGTTTACCCAACATTGACACCTGCAGCAGTCTCTGGTTCACAAGCAACGCAAACATTTACAATCCAAGGCCTTTTGCCTAATGACTTTGTAAATATTTCCTTGCAAGGTGCTCAGACTACTGGTGTTGGTATTGCTAATGCTTGGGTATCTGCTGCTAATACTTTGTCAATTCAATTTACAAATAGCACAGGTTCTTCTGCAACTCCTGCATCTGGTGTTTATACATTGGGTGTGGATCGTTTGGAAGGCACAATCCTTCCTACTAATGCAGTTTAATCATGGCAGGTTCAACAGTTCAACGTAATGCTGGTCAAACAACTGCGTTATCAGTTACAAGCACGAGCCATGCCTCGACTTTGATTGATGACACAACGAATGACCAGATCAACTACGCATCTTTCTTGAACACAGGAGCAAGCCCCATTGCTGTGAAGTTTTCTAGCTTCTCACCATGCCCTGCTGCTGTGTTTCCTGTAGATGGTTCAACACTTGGCGATTTCGTTCTTCCTGCAGGAATGTCATCTCCATTGATTCTAGCAACTCCTACAACTCCCTTTTACATGACTGCTATCAGTAACTCAGGTACTGCTGGCATCTTGTATGTGACACCTGTAGGTGACCAAAGTTGATTATGGGGGGTGAAATTCCCCCCTTTTTTTTAGGGTAGATTATGAGCAACAGTATTGCCAATACAGTAACAACGAACATATTGCCTGTACAGGCTTTATATGACCCAACAACTTTGGCCTTTATTACTTTTATTGGCCCTGCTGGTTTGCCTTTTACAAGTGCTGCAGGTGGTGTATCTAGCGTAAACGTTTCAGGTGGAACAACAGGATTGACCACAACTGGTGGCCCTATTGTGTCTAGTGGAACAATTACCATTGGTGGTACGCTTTCAGTCTCAAATGGTGGAACTGGGGCTACTACTAACTCAAGTGCTCTTAACAACTTATTGCCTACACAAACAGGCAACTCAGGAAAATATCTAACCACAGATGGCACTAACGCATCTTGGGCCACAACTGGTGGTGGTTTAACCATTGCATTAGACACAACCACTAATGCAACAAGGTATTTGGCCTTTACAAGTGCAACAAGTGGAACAATCACAACAGAAAACGTCAGTTCAGGCTTGACGTTTAACCCATCTAGCTCTACATTGACTGCCACGACTTTTGTGGGTGCATTAACAGGAAATGCTTCAACTGCTACTTTGGCAACATCATCAACTAACCTTGCTGGTGGAGCTGGTGGCTCATTGCCTTACCAAACAGGTTCAGGTGCAACAACCTTTTTGGCAGCAGGTAGCAATGGTCAATACCTAACTTTGAGTGGTGGTGTACCAACTTGGGCTAATTTGACCTATGTTAGTTCATTTAGTGGTGGAACTACTGGACTAACCCCAAATACTGCCACTACAGGGGCTGTAACGCTTGCAGGGACGCTTGCAGTAGCAAATGGTGGCACAGGCGTTACAACAAGCTCTGGTGCGTCTAGCGTTGTTTTAAGGGATTCTAACGTCAATGTAACTGCTAACGACTTTTATGAAGGTTTTACAAACGTAGCTGCTGCAGGAACTACCGTTACATTAACTGCTGCATCAACACCTAACTTTGTGATAACTGGCTCTGGTGGTCAGACATATAAGTTACCTGATGCAACAACGCTACCTACAGGTGCTATATACACTTTTAACAACAATCAAACTTCAGGTGCAATTACTGTGCAAAACAGTTCAGGCACATCGGTTGTTTCTGTGCCATCAGGTGGTTTTGTTGAAATCATTCTTTTGACCAATTCTGTGGCTGCAGGAACATGGGATTACCACTTTCAAGCCCCATCAAATGTATCTTGGTCAACCAATACATTTAGCTATTCAGGTTCAATCACCAATGCAACATGGAATGGTGTGTCAATTGGTGCAATTTATGGTGGAACTGGGCAAACTAGCTACACGACTGGTGACATTTTGTACGCAAGTGCTACAAATACCTTGTCTAAGTTAGCTGCAGGAACAAATGGCTATGTGTTAACTTTGTCAGGTGGTGTTCCTACATGGTCAGCGACAACTGCTGCAACATCAATTTCTGATGACACAAGCACCAATTCAACTCGATATATCAACTTTACAAGTGCAACTTCAGGCACTTTGAGTACGATTTACACAAGTTCTACTAAGTTACAGTACAACCCAAGCACAGGTTTGTTTAGCACACCTAGTTTAGCCATTACAGGTACTTTGAGTGCTAATGGAAGCACAGGAACTGCTGGTTATGTGCTAACTTCTAATGGTTCATCTGCTGCTTATTGGGCAGCACCATCAACAGGTCTAACCCAAGCCAAAGCAATGGCTTTAACCTTTACATTTGGATTTTAAGGAGCATTTATGGCAGTCCCAAATATAGCAGCGTTAACCTCAATCGTAGGCTCAACTGCCTATATCAGTCCCGGCACTTCTGCCACAACTTCTTGGACATATTCCACAGGAACTTCTGGCACAACTGCTCTGACAGGATTAACACCTGCAACCAACTATGTGAACAAAGTTGAAACAATTATTGCATCTAACTACACAAGTAGTGCTGCAACTGTTACTTTGGCTATTTCTGACAATGCAACATACGCATCAGGAACTGCTCACTACATTGCTTATCAAATCAGCGTTCCTCCAAATGCTTCTTTGGTGATTAACGACAAGACAACACCTATTTATGTGACTGAAAATCAGTCATTGGGTGTGATTGCTGGAACTGCAAGTGCTATTTCTGTTGTTGCTTGTTTAGAAACCATAGGTTAAACCATGACCTTGAGATACACAGGTGGGATTGTTTCTGACCAATTTACTGGATTGAACTATCCTGTTCAAACGGTAGAGTATCTTGTTGTCGCTGGAGGTGGTGGGGGTGGTAACGGTAATGTAAATGGAGGCGGTGCTGGTGGTGGTGGAGCTGGCGGACTTCTTACTGCAACAGGTTATTCAATAACTCTTGGCTCATCAATCACAGTTACTATTGGTGCAGGTGGATCTGGCGGTATATATGGTGGTGCATCTCCAAGCACAGGATCTAATTCTGTATTTGGATCAATAACTGCTACAGGCGGTGGAACAGGTGCTTCTTATAATTCATCAACTTATACTGCTGGATCGTCTGGTGGATCAGGTGGTGGTGGCGGTGGTAATTCACCTTATACTGGAGCAGGATCAGGCACATCTGGTCAAGGCAATAGTGGTGGTACTGGTTCAAATAGTACAGGAGCTGGAGGGGGTGGTGGTGGATCTGGCTCAGTTGGGGTTGCATCTTCTGTAGGAACAAACGCTGGTGTTGCAGGAACAGGAACTGTATCTTCTATTACAGGATCACCCATTCAATATGCAGGTGGTGGTGGTGGTGGAAGTTGGAATGGAAATACCTACATAGCATTGGGTTCTGGAGGTGGTGGTAATGGTGGAGCAGGAACTACACCTTACAATGGAACTACTGGATTAGCCAATACAGGTGGTGGTGGTGGTGGAAGTGGTGCAGGAACAACTACAGGTGCTTCAGGAAATGGTGGGGCAGGTGGTTCAGGAATCGTAGTTATCAGATACCCTGCTTATCTATCCCAAGCCACATCAACAACAGGTTCACCCACAACGTATATTGCAGGGCCATATCGCATATATATCTTCAACGCATCAGGAACGATTACGTTTTAAATTATGCCTAATGGAATCTTTTCTCTTAAACAACAGTTACAAGGCTTAATTCAAAAGGCTTGGACAGGCTCTATTGCGACTAACTATGTTGAGTATTTAGTTGTTGCTGGTGGTGGGGGTGGGGGTTCAACAAGTCCGGGTGGTGGTGGAGGCGCAGGTGGATTGCTTCAAGGCATTGTAAATGTTCCTAATGGATCATCAATTACTGTTACTGTAGGTTCTGGTGGTACTGGTTCAGGCTCATCAGGAACTAATAGTATTTTTGGAAATATAAGTGCAACAGGTGGTGGATATTCTGCCACTTCAGGTAATGTTGCATCTGGTGGTTCAGGAGGCGGTGCGGCAGGTAGTGGAAGCGTTAATTATTTTGGTGGACAAGGAACTTTTGGCCAAGGAAACGCTGGTGGAGCAAATTTTCCACAAGGCGGTGTTGGCCCTACAGGAGGTGGCGGAGGTGCAGGAACAGTTGGTTTAACTGGAGTTTCTAATGTTTCTGGTAATGGTGGTGCAGGTATTGCTAGTTCAATATCAGGCACTGTTACTGCTTATGCTGGTGGTGGTGGCGGTGGAATTATTAGTGGAACTGCTGGCTCTGGTGGTGCAGGTGGTGGAGGTGCAGGAGCAGTAGGTTCATCTAATGGAACAAACGGTACTGCTAATACTGGTGGTGGAGGAGGAGGTTGTCAAAGTGGAACGCCTGGTCAAGGAGGCTCAGGCATCGTCATTATTCGCTACCCAAACACATTTAAAGACGCAGTATCAGTAACCAATGGTACTAAGACAAGTATCACAGGATTTACTGTGTATACGTTTACATCTTCTGGCTCAATAACATTCTAGGACTAACATGAGTGATCGTATTGGTGGCCTAATCACAGGAACATTAAACCCTTTGACATCTTTGCCTACTGCAACTGTAGAGTATTTGGTTGTGGCTGGTGGTGGTGGGGGAGCTGGTGGAGCAAGTGGCGGAGGAGGCGCTGGTGGTCTTCTTACTGCTACGGGATATGCAGTTACTTCTGGCTCAAGTATTACCGTTACTGTTGGAGCTGGTGGGTCTTCAGGTTCAACATACAACGTATCTGGATCAAATGGAAATAATTCTATTTTTGGTTCTATTACTGCAACTGCTGGCGGTGGCGGCGGTGCGTATGGATCAAATGGATCAAATGGTGGTTCTGGTGGGGGTGCTTATCAAAGCACTACAGCAGGAACAGGAACATCGGGTCAAGGATATGCTGGTGCTGTTGGAGTAACTAGTTCAGATGCAACCACTGGAGGAGGCGGGGGCGGTTCTGGTTCTGCGGGTACTTCTGGTGTTACCAATGTACAAGCTGGTCAAGGCGGAACTGGAACTGTTTCAAGTATTACAGGATCAAAACAATTTTATGCTGGTGGAGGTGGAGGTGGTGGCTATGCTGGATCATCAAACACATCGGCTGGCGGTAATGGTGGTGTAGGTGGCGGGGGTGCAGGCGCACCAGGAAACGGCAATGCTGGAACCCCTCCAACTGCTTTAGGAGGGGCACCAAATGGTGGAAACGCTTCACCAAATGGTACGGGTGGCTCAGGTGGCGCAAATACTGGTGGAGGTGGTGGAGCTGGGGCTTATTCTGCTTATGCGGGATTTACGGCAGGTGGTAATGGTGGCTCAGGAATAGTAATTATTCGTTACCCAGCCAACACAGCACCCCCAGCATCAGTTACAGGTGGCCCACAGGTTTACTATAATTCGGGGTATCAGATTTACGTTTTCACAAGCAGTGGAACAATCACATTTTAAGGAGTTAACATGGCACACTTTGCTCACATCACAAATGGAATTGTTGATAACGTGATCGTTATTGATGCTGAAACACTAGCACTTGGACATTGGGGTGACCCATCAGAATGGGTTCAAACCAGTTACAACACGCATGGAAATGTTCATGCTTTGGGTGGCACACCATTACACAAAAATTACGCAGGAATTGGTTATTCTTGGGATGGTACTGGCTTTGCTGCTCCTCAACCTTATCCATCATGGACTAAAAACCAAACAACATATTTGTGGGAAGCACCTACACCTATGCCTACTGATGGCAAGCATTACAATTGGGATGAGGCAACCAAGGCTTGGGTTGAAGTAACCCTAGGAGCTTAACATGGCTCAATTTAGTGGCATTTGGTCACTATCCCAAGTTAGCCAAGCTGTTAAAGCACAGAATTGGACTGGTATATCTCCACCTATTATTGAATACCTTTTGGTCGCTGGAGGAGGCGGTGGAGGTGGTGTTGCAAATTCTTCAGGTTCTGCTGGAGGTGGAGGTGCAGGTGGCGTTATAGCTGGTCTTACATCAATAACTCAAGGAACACAATGTTGGATAACAGTTGGTTCATCTGGATCTGGTGGTCCAACAAGTAATACAGCAGGAGGAAATGGTGGAAATTCTGTTTTATTAGCTAGTTCATCTGGGTCATCAACTGGTAATTTTGTTGCTTTTGGCGGAGGAGGTGGCGGAACATTAAATGGTGGTGGTTTGTCAGGTGGTTCTGGCGGTGGAGGAGGTTTTGCAACAGGTACTGCACAAAACGGTGGATCAGGCACATCGGGGCAAGGAAATTCTGGTAGTGCTGGAATAGGATCAGGAACTAATCCATATCAGGGTGGCGGAGGTGGAGGAGCTGGAACAGCTGGTTTAAGTTATCAAACTAGCAATGGTGGCTCTGGAATAGCATCTTCTATTAATGGATCAGTTGTAGTTTACGCTGGTGGTGGAGGTGGCGGCAGCAACGCAATTGCAGGAACTGGAGGAGCAGGAGGTGGTGGCAATGGAGGCACATTTAATTCAAATGGTTCTTCTGGATCATCAAATACTGGTAGTGGAGGCGGTGGCGGAGGAAATAGTAGTAGTGGTGGAAATTCAGGCGGTAATGGTGGCTCAGGTATTGTCATAATCCGTTATCCATCAAGCTATAAACTAGCCACAAGTACCACAGGCTCACCTACACAAACAACTGCCAATGGGTACATTATTTATACGTTTACAAGTTCAGGGAGTATCACATTTTGAACTGGAAAATCACTAACATTGAGCAAACAGATGGGTTAATTACCCATGCTGATTACTTTGTTTCCTTAACTGATGTCACAAACACAGTAGAGACACAAGGAACACACACTTTTGCTAATCCAAGCCTAAAAACACCTTTTGATGAGGTAAAAGAGCAAAATGTGATTGATTGGATTATTCAAGAAACTAGCCAAGATGGTATAAATCTTATACAATCAAACCTAGAAAAACAGCTAGTGCAAAAGGAAGCATCTTCCTTGCCTTGGGTTTTCAAGACTTTTAAACCTACTTTGGGATGAAGTTATGGCACAACCCATTGACATTGTTAGCAGAGCACTAAAAGACATTGGAGCACTAGAGGCAGGGGAAATTCCAACTCCTGAAGCAGCTCAAGACGCATACGAAATGCTCCAAGATATGTTAGATCAATGGTCTAACGAGTCTATGATGGTCTTTTACAAGACTGAGATCATTTTCCCTGTTGTACAAAACGTTACCCAGTACACCATTGGCCCTACAGGTTCAGTTCAATCTAACTTTGTAGGCTCAATTTCAGGCAATATTCTTACCATTACTTCAATCAATTCTGGTGGAATCAACACCAATATGATGCTTTCAGGTACTGGAATTGCTGCAGGAACAATGATTACAGGCTTTGGCACAGGTGCTGGAGGACAAGTCAATGAGGCAGGTACTTATTCTGTCAACATCAGCCAAACAGTAGCATCCACTACGATTACAGGATATTACAAACGACCATTAGCCATCAATTCAGCGTTTGTTAGGGTAAACACTACTTCTAATGGGGTAGCCATAACTGGTGGTGGCTTAGATTACCCTGTTTCTGTGTTGAATGTTGAAGAATATGAAATGATTGGCCTGAAAACCTTGAATGGCCCTTGGCCCAAGGCTTTGTACTACCAGCCAACTGAGGTTTTGGGTAATTTGTATGTATGGCCTAATCCAGCCCAAGGTGAGATGCACGTCTTCTGTGACAACATTTTCACCAGAAGCACAACCATGTATGACCCAATAGCCCTGCCAGAAGGCTATTCAATGGCCCTCAGATGGTGTTTGGCAGAGCGTTTGATGCCTATGTATGGCAAGGCTAGTCCAACGCAAATAGCCATGATTCAGCAGTATGCAGCACAGGGCAAGAGTACGATTAAGCGTACTAACATG